CCGGGCTCACCAGCCGCTGGTGACATTTGGATTAAAACAACTAGTGCAGGTAACGGAATTGATCTTAAATTCTTTGCATACAGTAGCACAAGTACAGCATTTGTAGCAAAAACAGTACAAGGTATTAGTACAACACAAACTGACGGTGCTGGCGCAATTGGTGACTTTGTAGCACAAGATGGTTCAAGTGCAACTGTATTAAGTGCAAGTACAGCCGTAGTTGGTAACTTATTACTAGACCAACAAGCTAATACACGTGGTACACTAGTAGTAAGAGAAGTAGTAACTGGTGGTGCAGTGGGTGCGTTAACAACACCCGATCTTCAAGCACAAGCTAATACTCCAACAGCTACAGCGGCAACTGGACAATACTGGCATGATGAGACAATAAATGCACTTGATGTGTATACAATCAACAGTGGTTATGCAAGAATTACACCAACTTATAGTACAACTGCTCCTACAGCACCAAGTGCAGGCGATCTTTGGATCGATACAACACTAGCTGGTAAAGGACAAGCTAACGAACGTGCATATCCAAAAATTTACAAACGTAATGTTGGAAACAGTGCATGGGTATTACATAGTAACACAGACCAAACTACATCAAATGGTGTATTATTTGCTGATATTACAGATACAGCAAGTGATAATACTAATGGCGGTAAAGCAACTACTATTGCAGGTGCACCAAGTGCAGGCGTTTATCCAGCAGGTATGGTTGTTATCAATATGGCACAAAGTGGAAACACAGTTCGTGCTTGGAACGGTACAGCTTGGAGAAATGGCGCAAGCAACCACGCAGATGGTAGTGGAGCGTTTGGTAGATTTGCACAACGTAAAGTTATTGCAACTGCAATTCAAAGCAAAGCCGCTGGTTCAGATTTAAGAGATCCTAGCAATAGGTTTAGCTTAATTGCCGCACCAGGTTATCCAGAACTAGTGGACGAAATGGTAACACTTAACAGTGACAGAGGCGAGACAGCATTCATTATCGTCGATGCACCAATGCGTAAAAATCCAACTGATGTAATTAATTGGACAAACAACGCAGGAAGTGCAACAGAAAATGGTGAAGATGGACTAGTAACAAAGAATACATATTCAGCAGTATACTATCCAGCTGGACAAACAACAGAACCTTTAGAAGGAAATACTGTAACTGTTCCACCAAGTCATATGGCACTTTATACATTTGCATACAATGACAACATTAGCTTTCAGTGGTTCGCTCCTGCTGGCTTAACAAGAGGTGTTGTGCAAAATGCAAGTGCAGTTGGACACATTACAACAGAAAATGAATTCAAAGCTGTAAGTCTAACGCAAGGACAACGTGACGCAATGTACACAGTTAAACTTAATCCGATTACTACATTTCCAGGACAAGGAACTGTAATATTTGGACAGAAATCTCTACATAGTACAACAAGTGCTCTTGACAGAGTAAATGTTGCTAGACTTGTAGCATATCTCAGAGATAGATTTGACGAATTGGCTAGACCATTCTTGTTTGAAATTAACGACGAACAAACAAGAGCAAGAGCTAAAGTAGCATTCGAAAGATTCTTAGCAGATATTCTAAGTAGAAGAGGTCTGAATGACTTTGCAGTAGTTTGTGACACTAGTAACAATACACCAGCAAGAATAGATAGAAATGAATTTTATGTAGACGTTGCAATTGAACCTTCAAAGGCGGCAGAATTCATTTATATTCCGATTAGATTGGTGAATACTGGTACATTAAACGCAACAAACTAAAAATAATTAACATAATACTTAATTAGGCACTCTAGGGTGCCTATTTTTTTGAACAAAAACTATAAATACTGTTAGCCGGTATTATGAGGAGAATCAAATGGCAGTAATTACAACACTAGGTGTTCCAGACAACAGCGGAAACACAACAACAATCATGCCCAAACTACAATATCGTTTTAGGGTAACATTTATAGGCGATGGCTTCAGTGCAACTCCTACGAGGAGTGTAATCAGTGTGGGTAGACCTAGTCTAACTCATGATGAGATTCCATTGGACGTATATAACAGTAGAATATATTTGGCAGGTAAACACACATGGGAACCTGTTTCAGTCGTTCTTAGAGATGACGTAGATAGCACTGTATTAAGAGAAATGAATAATCAGCTTAACAGACAAGTTGACCATGCAAATCAATCAAGCGGAAGAAGTGGAGCTGGATACAAGTTTCAGATGACCGTTGAAACATTAGACGGCGCAAATCCAACACCAGGAATACTTGATAAATTTGAATTAGCTGGTTGCTATATTCAGAATATTACATATGGTGAAATGGCTTATGCTAGCAGTGAGCAAGTACAAGTTACAGTAAGTATTCGTTACGACAATGCAGAGATCTTTGATGCGGCAGGAAATGCTACATTAACAGGTGTTTCACCAGATCAAACATTAAGTAATGCTACAGGTGCAGGCACACAGTCTTAAAGGTTTAGCGAATGGCAATTTATAATACTGGCCCTTTCAACGCCGCCGCAAAACATTTCGGGATTGATTCAGACATGCCTGTCGCTATACCGCGACTTAAATTTAATTTTGAACTTGAATTTATACTTAATGAAAACGTTTATATGGAAGATGATAGTTTTGGTAGAAACTTTGTCTTTCACAGAGTAGTAAGTGTAGGTTTACCAGATGTTGATTATGGTATTACACCTATTAATCAATACAACAGACAAAGGTATGTGCCAACCAGAATGCAGGTTGGTGCAGTACCTATTGTTTTTTATGATACAAAAGACAATACATTTCAAACATTAATGAAAGCATATTCTGGACATTACTTTCATGGACATGATGTAGATACTAAAAACTTTAACGAATACCAAACAATACAGTCTGAGTTTGGAGCAGGAGCGACTCATCCATTTGGTGCAAAATCAATACCAACTAGCAGTAGATTCTTTTTTGAAGAAATAAGAATACACAATAGAGATACAGCCCAAGGAGGTAGATCGTTTGCATTATACAACTGTATGATTACAGCTATAAATCATGACACACTAGCTCATTCAGATAGCACACCTGTACAATACAGTGTAAGTTTTCAACCTGAACATTTTAATGTTGGAAAAATAACAACAAGTGTAAGTGACGATGCTGTCGCAAAAAGCCAATCGATTAGTACTATTCCATCAAACGTATCTAATAGACCATCAAATCCATTTGCTAATTTAGAAATAGGTGTACAAGTAGCTGAAGAAATAGGTAGAGCATTCGATGGAGCTCCTGGAATAAACGAAGTAGTCAGAGAAATAAATGGCGCAACAAGAATTGTTCCAAAAGGATTGCCTGCAGATGCAAGTGCAGACGCAGGGCCAACCTAAAGATAAATACTGCTATAATGGCACACAAATTCCAACAAGGCATATACGAAGTTCGTAATCCAAGCAAGTATATTGGAAAACACAGACCACGTTATCGTAGTGGTTGGGAATTAAAGTTTATGCGTATGTGTGATAGCCATCCAAATATACTAGCATGGGCAAGTGAAAGTCATAGGATACCTTATCGTAATCCAGCAACAGGAAAAAACACACATTATGTTCCTGATTTCTTTATAGTATACGAAGATAAAGATAAAAATCGTAAAGCTGAAATGATAGAGATAAAACCTGCAGGACAGACATTAGCATATGCAAAAGGAACTGTGCAAAAAGCACAAGCGATTATAAATGAAGCTAAGTGGCAAGCGGCAAAACAATTTTGTATTAGACAGGGTGTAGGATTTAGAGTGCTTACAGAAAATGAATTGTTTAATAATCCTAAAAAAAGGAAACGTAAATGAATAAAAAAATTGAAGAAGTGTTTGATTTACCACCAATGGAAAATGAAGCTAACTCACAATATCCAACAGATGCAGAAGAACAATCTATGGGATTAGATTTAACTAAAATGCAAGAACAATTAGATGTAGCAGATAAAATTGATGCCGCATTACCAATGGTAAGAGACTTAGAACAATTAGATAGCGATATGGACAAGTATGCAGATAAAGCTATGCATGCCTTCCAGGACCTTATGGATCTAGGACAAAATGTTGAGGATAGACATGCCGCGGCTGTATTTGATACAGCTAGTAAAATGATGACCAATGCTATCACTGCTAAAACAGCAAAGATGGACAAAAAACTAAAAATGGTACAACTACAACTACAAAAAGCCAAGTTTGATGCACAAGAAGCCAAAGGAAAAGGTGGAGACACAGCTATACAAGGCGAAGCTGAAGAGTTTGAAGATCGCAATACTTTAATAAATGCTGTGATTGAAAAAATGAATAACAATGATAAATAATTATAATGAAGGAAACAGCGATGAAAAGTTTAGCACAATATCTAGCAGAATCTGAAAAAACATACGAGTTTAGACTACGCAGTTTGGACGAAATCTCAGATGACTGCATGGACAGAGTAGAATCTCATATGAAAAAATATAGTATGGAAAGTATGGGTGCGCCTAAGAAAACTATAATGCACAAACCACGTGGATTCGGTGATGTAGGAGCAAGAGAAATATACACATATGATATCAAAACAAAATTACCAGCTACAACAAATGCAATACAAGAAGAAATAGCAAGCATATGTGGCGTAAGTTTAGGAGCAATGATTGTTAACAACATGAATGAATCCGAAGAACTTTGGGAAGTTGAAGAAGAATCAGATGAAGAAGCTACTAGTGTACTAGCTGACGCTGAATATAAAGACGCAGAAAAAATAAAAGTAGAAGATCACTACGGTGATGAATATAATGCAAAAATGATTAAAAACGCTCCTAAGAGCGAATTACAAACAGAATATAAGGTGTAATGAAATGAATTTAGATGACTTATACAAACTAGCAGGAATTCAGCAAAGTAATACACCTGCAATAGAACCAGTAGAAGTAGAACAGCCAGTAGCTGAACAACCAATGGATGGCAGAGAAGATATGAAAGCAATGATTGCTTTAATCTCACCTGAACAGTTGAATCAACTAATAGGAGACGCTCCTATGGCAGAAGAAATGCCAGGCGAAGCAACTACTGAACCTAACCCAGAAGAATACAAAGGGCCATTAGGTAGTCCAGCAGATTTAAGTTTGCGTAGATACTTAGGCGCAAATGGTCAACCAGTGAGTGTAGACGAAACAAACGTATACGAAGATCACAAAGTAGAAGATATTACAGAAGCATGGCAAGCATATAAAATTGACGAGAAAAAAGCAAAACCAGACTTTGCAGATATTGACGGCGACGGTGACAAAGAAGAGTCAATGAAAAAAGCCGCTAAAGATAAAGCTGACGAGTCAGTTGAAGAAGCTAAGATAGAAGAAGAGCCAAATGAAGGCAACGAATTCTCAGGTGAATTAGCAAAAGCTAAGGCGGCTGGTAAAAAAGAGTTTAAAGTAGGCGACAAAACATACAAAGTTGAATCAGAACAAGCTGTTGAAGAGGCAGAAGTAGTAGAAGATGAAAATATTTCTATGCTCAGAAAGTTAGCAGGAATCTAAAATGGCACAAACACCGCAAGAAACAAAAGTTCAACGCACATTCGATAAAGCTATGGATCAGATCAACAACTTACAAAAAGTATTTCGTGATGAAGGTATGATGGCAAAAGCAGTAGTTGACATTGGCGGTAATCAAGACTTTGGCGCAATTCAAGAAGCATTTGACAATTTATATGGCGCACTAGAAGATGCACACTATGATGCAATGGCACATATTGATGTGGAAAACACAAAACAAGAACTTGGTATGAATAAAGAGCCAGTAGCAGAAATAAAAACTGGTGATGACGTAAAAGAAACAGATATGCCACAGCAAGTTAAACTAGCAGGCGATAGTATTTGGGATAGAGACGAATCTAATCCTAACCTAGATATGGTTACAGTTACAAATGTTCATAAATTTAAAGACGATGAAGGTTATATAGAAGTAACAGTTGATCATGACGGACCTTGGACAATTTATACAGATAGTGGATTTGAAAAAGCTATTAGTGATATAGTTGGCATGGAAGTTACTTTTAGTGAACAAGGTATGCAAGATGATGGCAGAGCACACCTAGAAGGCGCCGATGATGCACCAACAACAGAAGCACACAAAAGTGATTGTGGTTGTGATTCGTGTGCAGATAAAGAAACAAAAATGGATGCAAACGACGAATTGCAACTATTACTAAAACGTGCAGGAATGATGAGATGAAATCTTTAAAAGAATATATGACAACAACAAACGAAGCAATGGAATCAGACGAAGTTATGGCAATAATGTCAAAACATCCTGAAGAAGTTGCTAAGATGAAACAGATGGGTGATATAGATTCTAGATCAGATTTGTACATGGAATTGTATAATTACTATTCAGACGAAATGCCATACGGAACACAAAAAGCCAGAGATGGTGATCCAACAGAATGGATAATGACTAGACTAGATGACTTAGGTTTGGTAGAAAGTCAAGAAGTCAATGAAGACAGTGTAGATTCAATGAAGCAAGCTAAATTAAATGACATCTTTATGGCACTAGAACAACTTAATAATGAATATGATGAATTAGACCAAATGGATAGAGATGAGAATTCAAGTGGTATTGGAGATTTAACAGACCAACTTACAACAATGCGTAAGCATATTCAAGGATTATATATGGTCTTAGACAGAGCTGGTAAAGTTGTTCCACAAGAAAGTAAAGAACCTACAGGTAGCAATCCTAATATGGAAGGCTCGAGAATGGGGAATATGCACATACAAAATCTAAGAAAAAATGCAGGCTTAGATT